GACTTCGACAAGCAGCAGGAAGAGAAGCAGCGCGCCGCAGCGGAAGCGTCCGCCGCCGCTGCGCATGCCGGCGGCGCGCCGCGCGCGCCCGGCGAGGAGCCTCCCGATGACACGCCTCCCAGCGACAAGCCTGCGCCTTCTGCACCGGAAGACAAACCGGAGCCTGCTGATAAGCACGCTCATCCGGTCGTCGAAAAAAAAAAGTCCCTGACTGGTACTGACCCGGACGCCGAGCACGTCGAGGCCGGCACCGAAGCGCTAGCCGCGATCCTCGAGCCGTTCCTCGAGGCGCAGGCCGGCGCGATCGCCGCGCAGCTCGCCGCCACGCTCGGCCTCGGGAAGATGGCCGAGGACGATCCGAAGTTTCGCGCCGACGACGCGCTCGACAAGGTCGACTTCACCGACTGGAGCGACCTGGTGAAGCCGGTCGAGGACGAACTCGTGCGCGTGGCTGTTGCCGGCGGCACTGAAGCGCTCAAGCAACTCGACCTGTTCGGCGACGAGACGAAGGACCAGATGACGCAGCACGCGACCGCGTGGGCGCACGAGCGCGCGGCCGAGATGGTCGGCATGAAGTGGGCCGACGACGGCTCGCTGATGCCGAACCCGGATGCGAAGTGGCAGATCACGCAGGGCACGCGCGAGCTGATCCGTGGCACGGTGACGCGTGCGGTGAAGGAAGGCTGGAGTAACGATGAACTGGCCTCCGAGTTGAAGGCCAATACGGCCTTCTCGAAGGAGCGCGCGCTGCTCATCGCCCGGACCGAGTCTCGGTTCGCCGGAACAGGCGGTCATCTCGCTGGATGGAATGCAAGTTCGGTCATCCAGAAGAAGGAGTGGGCTGCATTTCCCGGATGCTGCGACCTCTGTCAGTCACTCGATGGCGAGCAGGTTGCCCTCGATGAAGAGTTTTCCGCTGGTTCCCGGTTGGGGCCTCCGCTGCATCCACGTTGTCGGTGCCGAATTCTTCCAGTACTGAAACCTGAGTAACCCCCGGCGCCCCGCCGATCCACTGGAGCTATCCATGTCCCTGAAACTGTTTGCCCGTCTGACCAAGGTCGACGAAGAGAAGCGCCTTGTGTACGGCCGCGCGACGGAGGAAGTCGTCGACCGCGCCGGCGAGATCATGGATTACGCCACGTCGAAGCCGTACTTCGAGAAGTGGTCCGGCGACGTCGCGAAGGCGACGGACGGCAAGTCGGTCGGCAACCTTCGCGCGATGCACAACAACATCGCCGCCGGCAAGCTGACCGCGATCGACTTCCTCGACGCCGAGAAGGCGATCGACATCTGCGCGAAGGTGGTCGACGACGCCGAGTGGGACAAGGTGCTCGAAGGCGTCTACACCGGCTTCTCGATCGGCGGCGATTACGTGAAGCGCTGGGCCGACGCCGAGCTCAGCGCGCGCCGCTTTACCGCCAACCCGTGTGAGATCTCGTTGGTCGACCTGCCGTGCGTGCCGACGGCGTCGTTCTTCAGCATCGAGAAGGCCGACGGCTCGGTCATGCAGAAGGCGTTCAAGCCGGCCGCCGCGCCGGTGCCGGTTACGGCCGACACGTTCTCGGACGAGGTCGCGGCGCTCGCGAAGGCTGGTGACCTGTCTCTCGACGAGATGCTTGAGGCGATCCGGAAGGCGAAGGACGACAAGAAGAAACCGTACGGCGACGTGAAATACGCCGACGAGAAGAACAGCAAGTACCCGATCGATACGGAAGAGCACATCCGTGCCGCCTGGTCGTACATCAACAAGGAAAAGGACGCAGCCGAGTACAGCGCCGACGAGCTGAAGACGGTCAAGGACCGAATCATCGCCGCGTGGAAGGACAAGATCGACAAGGACGGGCCGCCGTCGGCCGCCGACAAGTGGGCCGAGCCGGTGCTCACGAAGGGCGGCAAGCCGGTGATCGTCTCGCCGGAGAACCTGACGCTGGCGGCGCGGCTCGCGCTGCACAAGGGCATGTACAACGTGTCGACGCTGGCGAACCTGCTCGCGTCGATCCACTACCTGCAGCAGTCGAGCGCGAGCGAGGAAGCCGCCGAAGGCGACGGCTCGACGATGCCGGACGACCTGAAGGAATGGCTCGCACGCGGCGGCGAGCTGCTGACCGCGATGGTCGCCGAGGAAGTCGCCGAGCTGACGGACGAAGACGGCAACGTCGACTCGCCGTGGGTCTACTTCTTCGAATGTGCGGCGGCCTCCGAGAGCCTGCACAAGGCTGCCGTGGCGACCGGCATCGCCGACATGCACGAGGCGTTCGAGAAGCTGCTCGCGAAGGCTGGCGCGCGCAACAGCGGCGCGGACATGGAGCGCATCCAGAAGGCGCACGACCTGATGGGCGAACTCGGCGCGAAGTGCGCGAAGGACGCCGACGGCGACATGGACGCCGAGAAGGCCGCCCATGCCGATACGCTGAGCAAGCTCACGGCGGCCGGCGAGTCGCTCGCGAAGCTGACGGCGGATCTCGCCATGGCGACTGAACAGGTTGCGAAGGCAGCCCTCGAGCGCGACGAGCTGACGAAAGCCGTCGCGACGCTGGCTGGCGAGCGCGACACGCTCCAGAAGCAATTCGATGAGCAGGCCGCGCTGGTCAAGAAGCTGAGCGAGACCCCAGTCGATCCGAAGGGCGCACTGAATAGCGTCGCGGTCGCGATCGGGAAGAGCCACGATTTCGTCGCCGGCGAGCAGCAGGAGGAAGTCGAACCCGTACGAAAGGCGGACGGCAGCATTGACGAAGCAGCTACCGCAATCAAGAAGGCCCGACGGAATGGCGGTGTGATCGTCTTCCGCGGTTGATCCACTCCAGAAGTTTCCCATCCACCCATAACCCGCCGGCATAGCCCGGCAATCCGTCACACCACAAAAGGCCCGCCATTGCGCGGGCCTTTTTCATTGGAGTCGAAGAAATGGACGCGAAGACGATTCAAGAAACGCTGGAGCTGGTCAAGGGCCAATACGGCTTGGGCAAGACGATCACCACGGCGAACAACCTGGTCGCGTACGACCTGCAGGCACCGGCGAAGAACCTGTATCCGGTCGTGACGCCCCTCCGCAACAAAATGGCGCGCGTGCCCGGCAAGGGCGGCGTCGCGACGAACTGGCGCACCGTCAAGGCGATCGTCGGCTCGGGCTACGACTCGTCGCCCTGGGTGCCGGAAGGTCAGCGCTCGGGCCGCATGTCGTACAACACGGCACCCGTCGCCGCTAACTACGTCACGATCGGCGAAGAAGACGGCGTGACGTTCGAAGCCGAACACGCGGGCGAAGGCTTCGAAGACGTCAAGGCGACGATGGCGATGCGCCTGCTCCAGAAGACGATGCTGAAGGAAGAAAACGCGATCCTCGGCGGCAACAACTCGCTGGCGCTGGGCGTGCCGACTGCACCGACGCTTTCGGCTGCCGGTTCGGGTGCCACGCTGCCGGCCGCGACCTACAGCGTGATCGTCGTCGCGCTGACGCTGGAAGGCTTCATCAACAGCTCGGTCTCGAACGGTGTCGCCACGCAGAAGACCGTCACTGGCGCCGACGGACAGACGTACGTCGTCACCGGCGGCTCGTCGAACCAGTCGTCGAACACCACGCAGGCAGTCACGCTCGGCCAGACGCTGTCCGCCACGGTGCCGGTCGTCACCGGCGCTGTCGCATATGCTTGGTACGTCGGCACGGCGGGCTCGGAAAAGCTGCAGGCGATCACGACGATCAACAGCGCGACGTTCTCCGCGCCGCTTTCGAGCAGCACGCAGGCCGCGACGGCGATCACGGCCGACAACTCGACGAACCCGCTGGCATTCGACGGCCTGCTCACGACCGCGTTCAAGCCGGCGAATGGCGCGTACGTGAAGGTGATGCCGACTGGCACCGCCGGCACCGGCACGCCGCTCACCGCGTCGGGTCGCGGTTCGGTCGTCGAGATCGACACGATGCTGAAGTCGATGTGGGACACGTACCAGTTGGGCGCCACGGTGCTGTACGTCAACTCGCAAGAGCAGATGAACATCACCAACAAGGTGCTCAACAACTCGAGCGGCCCGCTGCTGCGCTACAACCAGCCGGCCGCCGGTAAGGAGCCGTACGCGCTCGTGGCATCGGGTGTCGTGACCTTCTACTTCAACCCGTTCACGGCGAACGGCGGCCAGCTCATTCCGGTGATGCTGCACCCGAAGGTCCCGCCGGGCACGATCGTCGCCTGGTGCGAAGAACTCCCGCTCTGGTACCAGAACAACGAAGTCAGCAACGTGGCGGAAATCCACTGCCGCAAGGATTACTATCAGCTCGACTTCCCGATCGTCACGCGTATGTGGCAGTCGGGCGTGTACGCGGAAGAAGTGCTGGCGGTGTACGCGCCGTTCGCGATGGCGATCATCACCAACATCGCTGCTGGTTGATGTAGATGCGGCGCCTCGACTTCTGGTCCATGGTCGAAATTCGCGACCCGGACGAATGCTGGCCGTGGATGGGAAGTCGCTTGCGCGGCGGCTACGGGCACTTTCGGAAAACGACGGCCCATCGAATTGCCTACGCGGCGTTCGAAGGGCCGATTCCGAAAGGTCTCGTCGTCATGCACACCTGCGACAACCCGTGTTGCTGTAACCCGGCGCATCTGAAAGCCGGAACCCAGAAGGACAACATCGCCGACATGCACGCCAAGGGCCGCGCGGGAGACTGCGCGGTCCATGGCGAGCACCACGGTCGATCGAAGCTCACATGGGGCATCGTGGATGAAATCCGTTCAGCCTATGCGGCTGGCGGCGTCTCGCAGCAGACGCTTGCCGACAAGTACGGCGTGAACCAATCCAAAATCAGCGCGGTCGTGTTGGAGCAAACATGGAAGCCGGAGCATCGGCCGACGGCAGTTTGACCGAGCAGTAGAGCAGCGAGCGAGTTCGCCCCGGCTTCGGTCGGGGCCTTTTTCTTCCACGAGGTCCGTCAGCATGGCCAATCACGCTCAGGCGGTAACGCCATCGGACAGCACGCCGTTGCCGGCCACGGCGTATCTGTCCTTCACGAACAGCGGGACGCAGGTTCTCGTCATCGACACCGTCGGCGGAGAAACGAACGTGTCGATCACGCTGCCTTCCGGCATGTATCCGATCCGTGCGACGAAGGTGTATGCCGCGAGCACGGTGACGAACATCGTCGCGTACTGGGATTGACGGGAGAACGACATGGCGAAGTTCAAGGCGCCGAAGAATTTCGGCGGCATCACGCATGGCGGCGAGACGTACAAGCCCAGCAAGGGCGGCGTCATCATGCTGCCGGACGATTTCTCTGCCGAGGTGGCAGCCGCGCACGGCATTGTGCTGACCGACGACGCACCGGCGGACGAGCCGGCCGGCGACGGCGACGCCAGCACCGCGGCAGCGGGCGAAGGCACGGGGGCGTGACGTGGCGGCCGGCGATCTGACGACGCTCGCGAACGCGAAGCAATGGCTGAACGTGCCCAGCACCGTGACGGGCGACGACGCGATGCTCACGCGCCTCGTGACCGCGGCGAGCCAGTTCGTGCAGACGTACCTGAACCGGACGATCGCCTCGGCTGCCTACACGGAGAAGCACACCGGCAGCGGCTCGAACACGCTCGCTCTGCCGAATTACCCGATCACGGCCGTCTCGTCGCTCGCGATCCGCGGCGTGCCGATCGCGGCGTCGCCGGACGGCGTGCAGGTCGGCTATACGTTCGACGATCGCTTCCTGTACCTGATCGGCAACGTAGGTTTCAGCGCGTTCCCGAATGGAGCGGACGGCCAGTTCCCGAAGTGGCCACCGCTCGGCGTGCAGGTCGCGTACACGGCTGGATTCGCGGCCACGCCGCCGGAAATCGAGCAGGCGGTGCTCGAGCTGATCGGCCTGAAGTATTCGGACCGCAACCACTTCGGCCAGGTCAGCAAGTCGATCAACGGCGAGGTGGTGTCGTTCTCGGTGGCGGACATGCCGGCTGGCGTGCGCACGATCCTGAACAACTACCGCAAGGTGGTCCCGGTATGAGATTCGACGCAGAGGTGAAGGGCCAGTCGCAGGTCATCGCGCGTATCGGCCGCATCACACCGAACATCCGCAATGCACTTCAGGAACGAATCGAGCGGATCGTGGTGCAACTTGAGGGATATGTTGTTCGCAACAAGCTGAGCGGCCAAGTATTGAACGTGCGAACTGGGCGGCTCGCCGATTCGATTAACCACGCCGTTGTGGCGAATGGAGCATCAATTACGGGCATTGTTAGTACGGCAGTCAAATACGCACCGCCGCACGAGTACGGCTTTCGCGGCGTGGTGACGGTGAAGGAGCACCTGCGGCAGGTCACGCAGGCGTTCGGCAAGCCGCTGACGACGCCGGTCACCGCGACCGTGCGCGAGCACCCCATGAAGATGAACCTGCCCGAGCGGTCGTTCCTGCGCACGGCGCTCGCTGATCAGCGCGACGACATCCTGCACGGAATCCGTGAGGCAGCGGCGGAGGGCGCGCAGCGATGAACCGCGAACCGATCTATGCCGCGCTGTTCGCGAAGGTCAGCGGAATTCAGGGCTTCGTGACCACATCGCGCCGTCTGCGCCACTGGAGCGACGTGCCGCCGGTCGAGCAGCCCGCGCTGTTCCAAGTGCAGGTGCGCGAGAGCCAGCGGCCGCGCAAGGGCATCCCGGCGCTGGTGACGTTCCGGTGCGAGCTCTACCTGTATGTGAACTCCGGAAATGCGCTGCCCGACGTGACGCCGGCCACACAGCTGAACCAGTTCATGGATGCGATCGAGGCCGCGCTCGCGCCCGACGCGCTTACAGGATTCCAGACGCTCGGCGGGACGGTCTCGCACTGCTGGATCGAGGGCGACATCGTCACCGACGAGGGCGTGCTCGGGCCGCAGGCGATCGCGATCATCCCCGTGCACATCCTCGCCAACAACTGACGGAGCAGGACATGGAAGACGAAAAGCAGCCTATGGCCGGCGATGAGCCCGGCGCGATGCTGGCCGTGGAACTCGCGCCGGCACCGGCCGCCCCCGCGCTCGACGCGCGCACCGACGCACTGATCGAAGCGTGGTTCCGCGCCAACTTCCACGACTCGATCGTGTCGCGCGACACCGCGACGTTCAATCACGTGCGCGCCGCAGTCGACGCACTGAAGAAGCAGCTTGCCGCCTGATCGGCGAATCCTGATCCACCTTTCGCAGTACCCCCAGGCCGGCTCGTCTGAGCCGGCCTTTTTCTTGCCCGCTCGTGGCTCACGCATAGGAGCACCACCATGTCTCAATACGCTTTCGGCGCCGGTTCCTTCTGGGGCATCCAGTCGGGCAACGCCAACCCCACGCCGAACCGTTTCGGCGCGCTGCAATCGGCCGACATCAGCTTCGACGCGACAGTCAAAGAACTGTTCAGTTCCTACCAACTGCCGCTCGCGATCGGCCGCGGCACGATGAAGGTCACGGGCAAGGCGATGGCCGGTCAGTTTCAGGGCCGCGTGCTGTCGGATCTGTTTTTCGGGATCTCGAAGAGCGTCGGCCAGACGCTCATCTCCGACAACGAAGCCGGCACGATCCCTGGCACCGGCCCGTACACCGTCACGGTAGCGAACTCGGCCGGCTGGGTGACGGACCTTGGCGTGAAGTACGCCGCCACGGGCTTGCCGCTGACGCGCGT